GGTGATGTGAGAGTTGAAGAAGTTTTTCTAACAACATCTGCCGGTGAGAAAGTAGATCTGAATAACTTTTTGATGGAACTTTCATTGTCAGAGAGCATCTATCAGCCATGCATGTTTGGTGGTGCGGTAATTTCTGATGCAGCGAATATTTTAGGTCATTTATTTACGGGCGATGAGTTTATAACCTTTAAACTTAGAACACCTTTTCTATCTGATGATCCGAGTCAGGTAATACATAAAACCTTTTCCATATATTCGGTGACGAATAGAAAACTTGACAATGATAGGCAGCAATTTTATGAACTTCAGTTTATGTCAATTGAAGGTCAGAAAGATAGTATAACTCGCCTTGCAAAAAAATACACAGGCGGCACTGATGTTATTGCGTCTCAGATATTTGAAGACTTAAAAGAGCCTAGAATTAAGGGAGGAGATTCGACTACCAGTGAAGTACTGTTACACGACACGCCGCACAATACAAGCAACTTTGAGTTTATCGCATCTCATTGGTCGCCATTCAAATGTTTAAATTTTCTAGCTAAGAATTCTATTGGGCAACAATTAAAGATGCCTAATGTAATGTTCTTTGAATCCAATAAGTATTTTTATTTTACTTCTATATCGTCTTTGGTTCAGGAACAAATAAAGTCGAAAACTTTATATGATGAATATAGTTATGTAAGTACTCTGGATGAGTCGAAAGATGTTAAGCAGGACAATAGAACAGCTGGATTTACATATTCCTCGCCATATGAATCTGATCAAATGATAACTGTAGGTAATGTAGATTTTCCTGTATACTATGACCAATTAGATAATAGAATGAGTGGTTACTACGGCAACACTACTTTTGCATATGACTTTGCAAACAAAGATCTTTATGACATTCGATTTGATTATACTAGTCAGCATGCAGAACGTTCATCGCAGTTAAAGAATTTGCTACCAGATACATTTGGCACATTTAAACATATTACAAAGACAGCACCTCATGGTGAGACGGTCAAATCAGATCCTCTATCAGTAATCAACTTTAAAGCTGGTGCGTCTGGATTGTTCGGTGAAAATGATGCATTCAATGTCAATCAGGTTACAGCAACTTCATTTAGAAATACTGCACTGGCTGAACTGTCTGCTATAAAATATGAAATAACTGTACCAGGTAAAACAGACATTGAAGTCGGTAAGCTGATACGTTTTAACTATCCCAACGTAGGTGAAAAGGGTATAAATCCAAATGTTGAAGAATTGTTTGACCCTCAAATATCTGGCATATATGTAATTACCGGAATCAGACATCAAGTCAGCGTGACAAGAGAACATGAAATGATATTAGAAATTGCGCGTGATAGTATAGGGGATGTGGTATAATGATATATCCGCAATTTACATGGTGGCAAGGTGTAGTAGAAGATAGAAACGATCCTGCTAAAATCGGAAGAGTGCGAGTAAGAATCTTAGGATATCACACTGCGGACAAATCGGAGTTACCTACAGAAGATCTACCTCTTGCAGTGCTAATGAATCCAGTAACTTCAGCAAGTGTTTCGGGTATAGGACAATCAGCAACCGGACTTGTAGAAGGCTCACATGTATTTGGATTTTTTGCTGATGGCGCCGATTCACAGATACCTGTCATTATGGGATCTCTGTCTGCACTTTCTATGCAGCCACCAAATGAAAACGTTGGATTCAATGATCCTAATGGCGTCTACCCATTCAGTGATAATGCATCAGGCAGAAACACAGTTCCAGAGTCTGACATACCTAGACTCAGTAGAGAAGACATTGCAGAGAAGCATTATTCTTTAGCAGTCAAGCGTGAAATGAAAGTAGAAGGTGTGCCAATTGCATTTGCACCTGAGATCGATGGCGATCCAGTAAAAGCTAGGAAGACCGAATCATCTTGGGACGAACCCGATCCTCAAGGGTCAGCGGAAACGAAAACAAAGTACCCATACAATCATGTGCGAGAAACTGAAAGTGGTCATATATTTGAAGTCGATGATACCCCAGGTGCAGAAAGAATTCACAACTTTCATAGAACAGGCACGTTTGAAGAGATACAGCCCGATGGAACAAAAGTAAACAAAGTCGTTGGTGAAGATTATGAGATAGTCATCAAAGATAAAAATATGTTTATCAAGGGTGACTTTAATATCACTGTAGAAGGTGACATGACGCTGAATGTCAAGGGTGACTTTTATGAAGACATCACAGGCAATAAGTTTTCTACTGTTCGAGGAACTCGACATGAGAAGACACAGGGCAATCATGTAAGTGAGATCGAATCAGATTACGGTATGAACATCAACGGTAACAGAGGCGTTCGTGTAGGTAGTCAGGGTGGACTAGGCTTGGGCGGCGATAAACTGACTGTCTTGGGACGCAGAGATGTCATGGTAGGTCAGAACTACAATACACAAGTAGGAATGAAGATCATTCAGTCAGCGTTGATGGGATACAACATCACATCCGAACTAGGCGCGTATCGAGTGTTCTCATTGCGAGATATGGATTTTGGTACTGCACTTACAGGCGCGATAAGTTTTTCATCTGGGTTCTTTAATGTCGGTACGATTGGTGCGACAACAATCAATACTGGTGGAATCTTCACAACTAATACGGTCGGTGCGCACATCGTGAATTCTGCGGCATACACGCAAGTATCTGCGGCAACATCGATAACAACAGCCGCACTAGGTATTACAGCAGCAGGCGTGTCAATTACGTCTGCAACTGTAGCGTGTACTGGGGCAGTTACAGCGGCGTCGGTAATTGCACCGATAATTACGTCAGGTTCGGCGACACTCGCAACACACACCCACGTTATTACAGGTGGCTCGTCAGCTGGCGTGACAGCGCCTGGTTTAGGTTAATAAGGAGTTTTAAATGTCTTGTGGTCCCGCAGAACTTGTAAAGGATTTATCAGCTAACGTTGAGCAATTACTCACGATTGCAGATACTGCATTAGTAGCGTTACCGTTTAAAATCGCATCCATTCCAGGATACGTGGAAGCGCAATTGCTGACTTCGTTGCAGTCAAAGATACAACTTTTAAATCAACTCTTGGCAAATCCTCTTGATGCACTTGGAGGTTTAGTCCCCGGTCTTCCCGCTGATATAAAAGGCTTTGTTGATGAATATGCTGGTGTCGCAGCAGGTGTAGCAGGCTCTGCTTTATATTTAAGTAATCTAAAAGACAAGTATGGAGATTTAGATGTTGATATCGATAATATCGTAGGCATTCTAAATGAAGCTGGAAATGATCTTGACAAGATATGTGAGATTGTTCCTAACATACAAAACATTGGTGGTGAGTTTGTACTGAAAGGCATTCCATTATCGATGCCAGAAATCAATGTAAAGCGTATTGCAGCAGAAGGTAAATTCCCAGATGTAGTTGGCAACTTCAAAGACGCTGCTGGGAATGTAGAAGTCGAGGTAGAGTTGGACCCAGATAAACAAGGATTCACTGTGAGCGAAGAACCTGGACAAGCATTTAGAATGAATGGCGTGCCTAGATTTGCTAGAAAACGAAACATCTCATTAGACGCACTCAAAGGCGGCAACCCGTTTGGCGCGTTGAAAGAAGGTGCTGGCAACAATTTATTTGGTGATATATTAGATAAAGTACAAGAAGGCTTAGACACTGTAGAAAGTACAGTAGATACCGTATCCGGCAACTAAAGGACATATAAATAACTATTATGGCTACAGCAAGAATATACTCAGATATAGATATGGATTTTGCAGCAAATCCTGTAACTCAGGATATCTACAAAAAAACTAATGTTGAAGCAGTGAAGCAAGCGTTAAAAAATATAATGCTTACCCCTTTTTATTCTAAGCCATTTGCACCAAATTATGGATCGCCTATTGCAGGGTTGTTGTTTGAACCAATGGACAACATTACAGCGAGTGCAATTGCTAATATAATCGATGAAACTATATCAAATTACGAGCCGAGAGTTAGGATCGACCAAGTAATAGTTTACCCTGACTTTAACAATAATTTGTATAAGGTACAACTTGACTTTCATGTTTTGGGTGTGTCAGCACCACAGACATTTAGCACCTCTCTGAAGAGAGTTAGATAATTTTTTAGTGCATAAATAAAATCAAAAGAGATCAAACATGGCAACACGAAGTTTAACAGAACTAGATTTTGAAGGTATTAAAAACAATCTAAAATTGTACCTGCAAGATCAAACCGAGTTTCAAGACTATGATTTTGAAGCCTCTGGTATGGCTGTGTTGATTGATCTGCTGTCATACAACACACACTACAATGCTATGTTGGCACACATGACAGCTAATGAAGCATTTCTAGATTCTGCGGTAAAGAGGAATTCAGTAGCATCTATTGCTAAGACTATGGGATACACAGCAAGGTCAGCTAGAGCAGCAAGAGCTACCATAAATGTAACTATTGTACCATCTTCCTCATACGTTAGTAGCAATTTTACACTATCAAGAGATTCTATTTTTAAAAGTTCTGTTGACGGTAAAACATTAAACTATTACCCGAAAGAAGATTATGTTGCAGATAGGTCTTTATTAAATGGTGTAGAAGTATTCTCGTTCACAAATGTTGAGATTATAGAAGGGTCAAGAGTAATAAACTCTGAACTGGTAGAAAATACTAGTGTACAGGGACCAGTGCTGATGGCGAATCCTGATGTAGACACTACAACAGCAAGAGTGCGTGTGCAAGCCTCGTTGACTGATGTTACATTGACAACATACAATTTTTCTGATAACATCATTTCAGTTAAAGGCGACAGTAAAGTATTTTTTATTGAAGAGGCTCTGAATGGTTTCTATCAAGTAATATTTGGTGATGGTAATATTGGTAATAAGTTAACAGTAGGCAACGTTGTTAGAGTTGATTATATTGCAACAAACGCTGAAGCTGGTAACGGAGCAAAAGTCTTTCAACCCCCATCAGGTCTTACGGGTTCTGGCTCAACCACTACGATAACTTTAGTATCTCAGGCATCTGGTGGTGCATCACAAGAGTCTACGGATAGCATACGTTTTAGTGCGCCGAGATTTAATGCTACAAAGAATAGAGCAATCACATCAAACGATTATCAAAGTTTGATACTAGACAACAACCCAAATGTAAAATCGGTTGCTGTGTGGGGCGGAGAAAGAAACGTTCCCCCAATTTACGGCAAAGTATTTGTTTCATTGCAAGCAAAAGATGGTTTCATTATCACAGACGTTGATAAGGACAGAATCTTAAAAGATTTTATTGAGCCTAGACAGCCCATCTCCTTGTTGACCGAATTTGTAGATCCAGAGTTTACAAGCATCGGTATGGATGTGAATGTTGATTATGACTCAAAGAGAACTACATCAACATCAGGTGAGATAGCAACCATTGTAGAGGGTGAAATCACTAATTTCTTTGATACTACACTAAACACCCTAGATACTAATTTCTATTATTCATCATTGGCTACTGCACTTGTTAAAGCCGACAATTCAATTATTGGCGCGAATATTGCGCTTAGACTGAAAAAGACAGCAACTCCTGCTTTGAACATATCAACAAAATATCAATTTGACTTTAATAATAAGATCAATCCTTATGCATTGAACAGCAACAATTTCAGTGTAGATGTCAATGGTAAAGTTTATGAAGTTAAACTGGTTGATGTGCCAGACGCGACTGTTGTTGCTCCTGCATACAATGGTAGCGGAACAATTGCGCTGAAAACAATATCGGGTGGCACAACGGTTGTCGCAGATGCAGGCACTGTTAATTATGACACAGGTCTTGTTATTTTAAACGGCACAAAGATTACAGCTATCTCAGGAACGAACAATACAACACTGAGCGTGACAGTAACCCCACATGAAACATCGAAAGATATCAAAACTCAAATACTAGTTTCAACTACAGTGGAGTCATCTTCTGGGTCTGCCGTTATGCCACAACCATCTAAGAACGTCATACTGGTTTTAGATAACACTACGGGAGATATACCCAACAACGTGTTTTCTGGGGTGACGGTCAACGCAACTGCTAGGGTGTCTGATTACTAATGGCTAGAACAGGACCAAACTTTAAGCAGTATATTGAATCCATAGTAATCACTTCTGCGGGAAGTAATTATAGCAGTGTTAATCCACCCAGTATTTTTATAAGCGCGCCAACAGCTAGTAATACAGGGCAAGATAAAGTCCAGGCAGTGGCAACGGCTACTATTTCAAACGGTGCAGTAGAAGTAGTAACCATAACTGAAGCAGGTGATGGGTATGATGTTACACCCACAGTAAAACTTGTAGGCATACTATCTACTGTCTCGTTTACAGCACAAGATGATTCTAACAGAGGCACGGGAACTTTTAATAATGTTGGCCAAGTAAGCTCTTCAGGAATAGGTACCGGTGCGCAGTTTAGAATAGTAGTAAATGCTAGTGGTCAAGTTACTGGTGCAACTGTCACTGCTGCGGGAACAGGATACGCAGAAGGCGACACGATCACAATCGCAGACACTTCTGTTGGTGGTGATGGATCAGCGGCTGATATAATACTCACAGCAGCGACTATAGCTAGTGGATCAGGCGCAGTATTAACACCTTCTATTTTTTATCTGAATAGACCACAATTATACTTTCACCAAAATTTTTCTTATATCTCAGAATACCAGATACCTGAATGGATACGAGATGAGTATCCAAAATTCTCTAATTTCATTACAACTTATTTCTCATTCTTAGATGCAGATTCAGATGTCACTACTGCAATAGGTGCATCGTCACAGTCACCAAATTATGTATTGCAAGAATTATTAGACCGATTTAGTGTATCACATTATCATGGTGATTTCTTAGAAACATTGTTGCAGCAATATGCACTAGACTTCCCTGACAGTAAAGAAATTGATACTCGTTTGTTGATTAAACGTATTCGTGATTTTTACACATCTAAAGGATCATCTGAAAGCATAAAGACTTTTTTCAGAATGATGTATGGGGAAGAAGTAGAAGTATTTAAACCTTCTGAGTATGTGCTTCGACCTTCTGATGGTATTTGGTCTAAGAAACTTGCAATTAAGGTAACGGAGAACGACGAGAGGGCAACTGATTACAATCCTCTAGATCTTCAGGCAAGAAAGGTAGATATTCATTATTACGAATCTACCGCATCTATAACAGTAAGAAAGAAATTTACAACTGCAATCACGCAGGCTAAAAAGATTGCATTTACTAATCCAGCAACGTATGAATTGGACTTGGATTTAGCCGCAGATACCGCAATACCTGGACCTGGTGTGTTAGGAGAACTAACTGCTGTCATCGGTGGTAAGATTGCAACTGTTGGTACAATTGGTGCAGCAGACGTTCTCAGAGCTGCCGGCAGTTATGATATCGATACTGGGTTTACTACATCGGGCAATGGAACTGGCGCACAATTTACAGTAGTAGTTAATGGATCCGGTGCTGCTACTATTACAGTAGATACTGTCGGCATTGACTATGCACCAGGGGAGACTATCACTATTCCTGATGCTATATTGGGAGGCGGCGGCGGTGCTGCACTGACGTTTAATGTTGCTACTATTACAGAAGGTGTAATTAAAAGTGTAACAATTGCTGATGCAGGTCAAGGTTACAGCGCAAATCCTGATGTCATTGTACTAGCGGATCCTACTGATACAATAACAACTGTCGCTACTATTGAAACTCGACTTACTAGCAACGTTATTTCAAGCATTGTAATATCTGAAGCAGGTCTTGGTTATAATACTGCACCAACTTTAGTATTGGATACTACACCTTATCGTTCATATATTTCATTTGAAAATGAGACTCTGGATCAAATAGAAAACAAAAGAGCATTCTTAGTTAGAGTATTAAATGCAACTACTCTAAAAAGTAATACCGGTGCTGCGGACGGTGGGTTTAAAATTGGTCAAGTATTCAAGGTAGCTGAAGCTGGCAATGTATTGGGTGAATACGCTATTGATTATTTCTCTGAAGATTACACCCTAACAGGTGTGGACAATAATGCATATATACGAATCAGCACAATTGATACATCCAATTATCCGTTAACATTTGATATCATTGCAACAGGTGTATTATTTCAAAGACAGACATTTGATTTTACTTGCAACAGCGGGAATGGTGAAAGTGCTGTTATCACTTGTACAACAGGCTTCGCGCACACGTTCCCTGGTCAATTTAAAAATTCACAAGGATTTTTGTCTGACGCAAACCGCTTACAAGATAATAAAATCTATCAATCTTATTCATATCAGATACAATCGTCACAGCCTAAAGGTGTGTGGGGTGAGATATTAGATAGAATTGCAAATCCTTCAGGCATGGTTGCATTTTCTGATTTACAAATTTTGCACGATGTTAACGTTGGACTTAGTTTCAATATCAGACCGACAGCGTATGCTTTGTATCTTACGCCTACTATTGAGACAGTGATGACTCAAGAGTTAGTAATACTGAGTTTTTCTCGACCAGTCTCTGATACGTTTGCGACACAGGATGATGAGGCTATTCTTGAGCCTGGACTAGTGAAGGCAGAAACGGCTGAGATGGACGATACAGATGTTGATTTTGATGTCGAACTAAATAAGACAGAAACTGTTGAGTTGCCTGAAGTAGTTGGGAAAGCATTTAACAAGAACAATATCACAGAATCCATAACTTTCTCAGAAACCTTTGCTACACTATTACAGATTCTTAGAAATCCAACAGACGATCCGTTTACACAAGACGCAGCTATATTTGCAATTGGTTTGGTTAAAGCAGAGCAGCTTGAAATACAAGACGCTCCTTCATTGCAGCCGAACTTAATAAAGACTGAGAACCCAACAACTGGCGATGCATTGGATTCATTCGATGTAGGCAAACCGCTTGCTGATACAGCAGACTTTGTAGATCCCGCAAATTTGTTATTTGTAGCAAATAAAGCAGATAACTATGAAGTTTCTGATGCAGGAACAATTTATATGCAAAATTACGCTGGGGACTATTTTGCTGAGGACTATGTAGAAAGTTACTCAGGAGTATCATCTACTACTTTTTAACTGTATAAATAACTAAATAACATTTTACGAAAACGGAGAACAACCAAAAATGTTTAACTTAGAAAAAACCAGAGCGCAAGGTCAAGTTAAATTACAACTTATCTCGCCTGAAGGTACGATCAAAGATGAGCAAGTAGTGAGCAACCTTGTTGTTGACACTGGCTTAGATTACATCGCATCTAGAATGAAAGATGCAAGTGCAACTGCTATGTCTCATATGGAAGTTGGCACCGACAATACAGCAGCCGCTGCTGGCAACACTGCTTTGGGAGCAGCTATTTCTGCTTCAAGAGTGGCGCTCACAAGCACTACTGTAACATCGAATGCCATCGAATATATTGGTGACTTTCCTGCAGGTACTGGTACTGGCGCAATTGTAGAAGCGGGTGTACTTAACGCTTCTTCAGGTGGCACCCTTCTATGTAGGACAGTGTTTTCAGTGGTCAATAAAGGCGCTGATGATACGTTGAAGATCACGTGGACTGTCACTGTTTCTGACACCTAATAGGAGTTAGAATGACAATCTTAGTTAGAAGAACCGGTCGTCAACAGTTAGCTAGATCTTTTTTTAGAGATATACATAACGTAAACGATTATTTTTATGTTTTCGCATCCCGGGCACAAGCCTGGGATGACGATGCCGTGCCAGAAACACCGGTAGACTCACAGGCATATATGCAGCAATATAAGCGTGATATGCTTTTTGTGAAAAAAATCGGGGCAGCGGATACGGTTCTTTTGACCAAGAGATACGATTGGGTCACAGGCACGGTGTACGATCAATATGATGACAGTTATTCATCTACATATCAATCGAATTCAGGTGCTACCAATTTAGCAGACGCTAATTTCTATGTGATGACAGATGATTTCAACGTATACAAATGTCTGGATAATAACGGCAATGTAGCTAGTACCGTTGAACCTACAGCAACAGGCACAGAAATATTTGAATTGAGCGACGGATACGTTTGGAAATTCATGTATCAAATAGGCGCGGCAGACAGAACTAAATTTTTATCGTCTGCGTTTATGCCCGTAAGAAAGGTTGCGGGAACAGGTAATCCTGCATTTGATGTTAACGGTGAAATTGATTCAATATCAGTCACTGCCGGCGGTTCTAGCTACACTAATGCAACGGTTGTTATTACTGGTGACGGCACTGGAGCAACAGCAACTGCAACTATTACCGGCGACGCGGTGTCAGCGATAACTATAACATCAGCGGGAACGGGGTATTCGTTTGCGATTGTAGATATTACAAGTACAGATGGTACAGGCGCAACAGCTACTGCGGTTTTAGGATCTACTGAAACACCTTCATTGCAACAAGCAGTAGAATCAACTGCGGTCTCCGGAACGCTTGATAGAGTACTGGTCACTGCCGGCGGTCAAGATTACATCCAAGGAGATGTAGTCGTATTGATTAACGGCGATGGCACTGGCGCAACTGGAAGTGCTACAGTAGATGCAGCAGGAACAGTCACAGGAGTCACCGTGACGAATCCAGGCTCGGGGTATACATTTGCTACTATAACTTTAACGCAGACGGTAGGCAGTGGTACAGGCTGCACACTGCGAGCTATTGTAAGCCCATACGAAGGTCATGGGGGAAATCCTCCCAAAGAATTATTCGCAAGCAATGTAGGTATTACAACTTCATTGACAAGCACGAATGATGATATCATTATTGGTAACGAATTCAGACAGATTGGTCTGATCAAGAATATACAAAATTATGCTGAAGATGCATTGTTCACATTGTCTACCGGCACCCCGTGTTTTATTATAACAGTATCAAATCCATCTTCGTATAATCTAGATGACATAATTACTGTTGATAGTGGTGGTAGATTTAGGGTCATTCAGAAACTAGATACAAATAATGACGGTACCATCGAAACAGTATATTTACAAGAGATTCTCCCAGGTATAACTGTAGGCGGCTCTTTCAATAACGTAAATACGGGCGTTACCGGAATGACTATAAATAGTTTGACAAGTCCAGAGATGTCAGTACACTCAGGCGATGTGATGTACATTGACAACCGAAAACCTATTACTAGAGACGCAGATCAAGTCGAAACTGTAAAAGTAATATTCAATTTTTAAGGCGAAGAAAAAATGGCATTGAATCTAAACACAGGTCCATATTATGACGACTTTGACGCTACCAAGAATTTTAACCGAATTCTTTTTAAGCCTGGATTCGCTGTACAAGCAAGAGAATTAACTCAACTACAGAGTATCTTACAGAATCAAATTGCTCGTTTTGGTGAGCATATATTTGTTGACGGTTCTCCTGTACTCGGCTGCAAAGACGTTCTGCAAAAATATCCATTCGTAAAGATTGACGATGTGGACAATAGCTCTGTTGCAGTTTCAAATTCTACTTTAGCAAACTATATTGGCGACACTGTTACCGGCGGCACAAGCGGCGTAAAAGCTGTAATCAAAAAAGTTTTGACTGGTGACGATACAGATGTCTCTTTGAAAAAGACCTTGTACTTAGCATATGTAGAAGGTTCCTCATCTACAACTGAAACGCGATTCGGTGCTAGTGAAGTGCTTACCGTATCATCATCTGATGGTGGTCGAAATGGCGATACCTTTGTCGTTGATTCAAACAAAAGCCTAGAACGCGCAAAGCATTTCAGAGGCGACTCTACACACTTTTCGGTTGACGCTGGGCTAATATATTTCGGCGGTAAGTTCATTGAGCATGCAACGCAAGACGTTCTAGTTAGTAAATTTGGTGACCCAGTTAATGGATTTGTCGGTGTATTAATTAAAGAAGCAATCGTCAACTCAGGTGATGACAACACGCTGTTAGATCCAGCATCTGGCACATTCAACTTCAGTGCTCCTGGTGCAGACAGATATAAGGTCTACACTGAACTGGTGTTCAGATCTGATACTGATACAATCGAGGATACTTTTGTAAGTCTTTCTCGCATTGTAGACGGTAAAAAATCTACATCTGTTGTAGAAGATGACTTGTCTATCTACAACTTGATCGGCGACAGATTAGCAGAAAGGACATATTTAGAAAGTGGACATTACACAAGCAAAAACTTTCAAGTCTCTGTAAGAGAGCATTTAAACGATCTAACCGCTGAAAATGACGGCTTGCTTGAAACAGCTAGAGGTGGATCAGCTTCACACATTGCTGTAGGTGTTGCAGATGGTAAAGCGGTTGTTCGCGGAAGAACACATGAACTTGTCGCTCCTACTTACTTGAAGGTTAGAAAAGGTAAGGACTTCATACTGCAAGAGTCTATTACAACATCAACTGTTTACGGAAACTATATTCGCGTAAACAACCTTGCAGGTGAATGGGACATTTCTACAGGAAGTCAGATAAATTTTGGTGATGCTGCACTAGATGCAAACATGAACACTGATGGTGTTCTTACTGTTGACACAATCTCAGCCGCAGATACTCTAAGATTAAAAGGCACTTATTTAATTGAGCCTGGCGCATACACAACACAGAATAGTGGTATTGATGCAAAATTCTTGATCACTATCAGTGCTGCTGGTGCGGCTACAGTACAAATAATTGAAGGTGGTAGTGGCTTCATAGTTAATGAAACTATCACTGTGCCTGACAGCAGATTGGGTTCTGGCGGCGGCGCATCGCTTACTTTCGATGTGTTAACTACAGGTTCTAGTAGAGCAAACACATATGGAGCGGTTGCAGCCCCAAGTAATATTATTGGTAGTGCTAGAGTGCGACATATCACAAGAGAAAGTGGCACACCAGGCGCACCTGAAGCAGTATATCGCTTGTACTTATACAGCATCAATATGAGCGGCGGTGCTTTAGCGAACATTAAATCGGTTTACTTTGATTCAGCTACAAGCAACTTTAATGGTGCGGGCGATGTGTTGTTTGACAACAACAGTGGCTCTCCGTTAATCTTCAATCAATTGCAGAATCAAATGTTGTTCCCAATGCCAGCAAGGGCAATGAAGACAATTGAAGTTGACCCTATCAACACATACGACAACAATTTCACATTCCAGAAAGAATTTAATGTGACTTTTGCTACTAATGGCACCTCTACTCTAAGTGTGAGCGGTACAGAAACGTTCCCATATTCATCGACACCGTCTCAGACACAAATTGATGATGAATTCATCATGGTGTTTAAAGAGGCAGTTACTGTTGATGGAACAGCATATGCTGCTGGTCAGATTTTTGATTTGCAATCATCGCATTTTACAAGTACATCTGCAACAGCTATCGCTTTAGATATCGGCACAACATTAAATAACACTGCGGACGCAAAGTTTTATATTAAAGTAAAACAGACTGATACTACCCCAGTACCTCTTACTGCTAATAAGAGCAAGTATGTGAAGATCAATACTGCAACAAACGCAGGTGGTTCAACAGGTCCTTGGAACTTAGGTATCTGCAACGTATACGATATTGAAGGTGTTTTTGTTGGTAGCTCATACGATGATACTACAACAGATTACAAAGAATTATTCAAATCGACTACTGGTCAGACTGATAACCTGTATACACACTCACAATTGATCAAGACTGGCAACTTAGACACATCAAGCAAAAGTATTCTTGTTAAGTTAAGCTACTTGGAGCCCAACTACGCTGCAAGTCAATCAACATACTTTGTAGTAGACTCGTATCCAGCAGATGAATTGACTGCGGGCACTCCTTCGTTCTACACATATCAAATTCCTATGCACACATTGCGAGGAAAGCGAAGAGTAGATCTACGAGATGCAATCGATTTCAGACCATACATTGATAACACGGCAGCTGATTCTAGCACCATTGGGGGAGCTACTGAAAACCCTGCAATTGGAAATGATATCAGAACAGTCAGCGGTGGGTATCAATTCCCAATGCCTAGGGAGACTTATGCAACTGACGGTGAATATTGGCAGGGTAGAGTTGATAGAATTTTGATGTCAGATGATGGTAACATTACTAATGTTGAGGGACGCCCCGCGCCGAATCCAACAGCACCTATCTTTAATCCTGGTAGCATGTTGATTGCAGATTTGGTCATTCCGCCTTATCCATCACTTCCTTATTCATTAGCTAAGAAACAATCTAGACTTGATTTAGCATGCCGAATTGACGTAAAACAAAATAGACGTTTTACAATGCAA